ATTGAACATCTGCTTGACCAAGTTGCTGTCCTAATGCACCAAGACCCGCTTGAGTTTTAGCCATTGCACCTAACTGTTGACCAGCACCTAACTGTCTTCTTTGTTGTGCCTCTTGAGCACCCATCGCAGCACCTTGTGCTTGTTGATAGTTACGTGATAAGTCTTCAAAAATACGTCTTGATTTTATATCTTGTAAATTTTTTCCTAGCTCTGCTTGCGCCACACCAAAACGAGAACCACCAAAAGCTCCTGCTCTTGTTGCTTGTCCTGCAAGATTTGCCTGTGCCATTTGACCTTGTTTATCTAATTCTGCTAAAGCTTGTTGAGTAACTTGTTGTTGATACGGATCCATAAAAGCTTGTGCTGAACTTGGATCATATGCTTGTGTTGCACCAAGTAAACCTGCTACACCAAGACCCGATGTTCCCATTGCTTGCTGTAAAGCTGGTTGATATGCACCTACTTGTTGTGATGCTAATCCAAAAGCTTGTTGTTGTTCTGGAGTAAATCCTGCAAACTCATATCCAGGTACAGTTTGAGCAATACCTGCTCTACCAAATTTACGTAAATTAAAATCAGCATCACTTTCACCAGGATTTCTTGTGGCATTTGGATCACCAAATACAGAAGCAAGTAATTGCTCAGCTCTTCTTTCAATGTAAGGAGCTTGTTGCTGCCTTTGTATTATTTCTTCTGCCATTATTTTTTGCCTCCGTATTTATCTTGTAAACTATAAAGGAATTTTGATCCTCTGTCTCTAGTATCTTGCTTACCTTTACCACCCATTGCTGCTCCAAGTCCTCTTACAGTTCTTGAATTAATAACAAATTCACCATCACTTAACATTGCTGGTATATCATCACTAGTCTCGGTTCCCGGTCCAGCTATTTTACCATTCTTACGAGGAAAACCACCTTGTCTTAAATTATTTATTTCTCCTCCTCCAGCTCTTTGAAGTAAGTTAGGTCCATACTGAGAGAAAGGAATCATACTAACTCCACCCATAGGTGCATTACCTATATTAGTAAAGCCTGGTACCTTACCATATATATCTTCAATAATTGCTGGTTTCTTTTCTTCTTCTTGACCAGAAAGAAGTCCTGTTATTCCTGCAATACCACTTGCAGTTAATAAAGGTTTAGTTTTTGCAAAGTTAGCTATTGATCCAAGAACACTTGTAGCACCTGGTTTTTGTACAGCGCCTTTCATTATTGCATCTTTAAGTAAAATTTTATTAGCCATTGGATTACTACCTGACGTAGCATTAAGAATACTTGATGGCACTGCTGTTCCTGTAGAAGCCGTTCTACCAAATAAACCACCTAATCCTTGACCAGCTTGAAGACCACCAAATTTACTAAGAGCTCCACCTGTTAATCCAGATAATGCGGCAAATTTAAGAGCCTCTTGTGGACTCTTGCCTGCAATTAAACTACCGAGACCACCACCAATAGCTGAACCCAACATAGGTCCTCCAGCTAAAAATCCTAATCCTGCGCCAATAATAGGGGCTGCTTTTTTGGCAGCTTTAAAAATCTTCTTTAGCATGTTCTCCTTTTGCAAATCATGATTGTTGTATAATGCAAGGAGGCTAACCTTGTAAGTTAAGAGGCCTATTTAATCATATAATTATAGGCAAATTTCGTGTAATGTGCAATGACAAATATGTCATTTGATATAAAGAAAGTCCCAATGGTCCGTGTGACGTGGTTAGATGCTCGTGATACAGAAACGGGTTGGCTTCCTATTAAAGATATTTTAGAAGCACCGTTGGCCGTGTGCCAAGAAGTAGGGTGGATGGTTACTAATACAAAAGAAAAAGTCGTTATTATGCGTTCATGGTGCACGGATAAAGATGATAATCATGGTGGTGGCGCTATTGCTATACCGAAAGGGTGGATAACTAAAATAGAATATTTAAAGGTGAGTTATGGAGAAAGAAGCAACAATCAATAGTTTATTTGGCGAGACTATTTATTATACACACATAGAAAATAATAATGAAGAAACAGCAAAGCATGTTGAATCTTTTGTAAAAGAAAAGCCAGGTAGAACCGCAGCTACAACTGATGTCAAAGGCAATACCATGTTTACTGATTTAGAAGAAGCTAGAGATAATTTACACAAAGACAGTAAATATAAAGAGTTGTATAAAAATATAGGAACAAACATTAATGCTTTTTTAACAGCAAAAGGATACAGTAAAGAAAAATTTGATGCTCATATTACAAAATCATGGGCTACCTACACAGTAAAAGATCAACATATTGCTAGTCATAAGCACACAGCAAGTCATTTTAGTTTTGTTTATTATGTGCGCAATGATGACATGGGTAACATACGATTTGAAAAAGAATTGGCTGCACAGACAGGTTTATTTATACCACCTACTGATCAGTATATTGTTGATTGGAATCAGTTTAATTTTTCTAGTTATATTTTTCCTGTTAAGACAGGTAACTTTATTATTTTTCCAAGTGGTTTATTACACTACACGGAAGTAAATACAAAAGAAGAAGCTAGAATAAGTATAAGTGGTGATGTGTTACTTACCATGAAACCAGGGGTAAAGACAGAACACTGTATACCGCATCCAAGTGGCTGGGACACTATTTCAAATTAGTTGTCAAGAAAACAATTATAAAAAGATTACTTGATAATAATGACAGACGTGTTTAAATTAGATCTCACCCAAAAATTAAATCAACAGGAGAAAATATGGAAAACCAAGAAATATTGAAGGCCATAGCTGTCCTCGCTGACAAGGTGAGTCGCTATCATGAACGTTTATTAGCAGTAGAAAGAGATCACAAGAAACACGTTGACGGATGTTCGTGTCAATCTCAACCTCCTAGTATGGGTAGACCTTTAACAGAAGACGAAAGAATGTTTGTTCAAGAAAATATGGCAAAACATAAGGCGGCAGCAAATGGACAATAACTGTCCAGCTTGTGGCTGTGATCTAGATAAATGTATATGTGATGATTTTTGTGAAAACTGTGGCGCTTAGTCGTCTTCAGTTTTTCCAAATACATCAGGTAACTTTGTTACCTTTACTTGTATATTAGTTTCAATGTCATCGGCTGTTGTATCTGTTTCTGGATTATCTACATCAGCTTTAGCTGCTTCTTCCGATTCATAATCTAAACCAGTTTTTTTATTTTTTACTTCTCGGTGAACTTCAGGTTGTAAAATAGCTACTTCCTGACCTTCAACAATTTCTTTACCAATTTCTTTTGATTCTTGTACTTTTTTAAATGCCATTATGTTATCTCCATTAAACTTACTACTATTTTTACCGCACCTGTTAATTTAATTGCATCAGCTTGTTCTAATACAATAGGTTGCGTTAAAACTTCTGTTTCTGCTCCATCAGCTAAACTATCCTTATATAACTCTATTTCTAAACTACTATTGCTACTATCCATCATGGTCACTGTTGTAGCAACAGCTCCTCCTGATTGATTAGATAACCGAATACTTTTAACTAAAGCTGTTGTCGGAGCAACAGGTGGTTGTGAATTTTGATCTGCGGTTGGAACAGTATATATAGTGCCTGTTGCACTACCCGATCTACTTATAAATAAATCAACCAAGAAACCACGTCCTTGCTGTAGATTCATCTTTTAAGTCTTGTTGAAAACCAAAATTTAATTGTTGAACTATTTGTTCAAGCAATCTTGTTAATATATCAATCACACTAGGTTGATATTCAGGAGTTGCTTGAGGAAATCTTGTTGTTGTAATCTTCGCCATTATCTACCTCCATCTGGTTGTACGTCTAATCGTAATGTTCCATATCGCCATTTATCACCAACAGCGTCACTGTCAATACGTATATTAGCTTGTCTTCCTCTACCTCGTAAATCAAATTTTTCTGTTGTTGGAACAACGGTTCTTACCACAGTTGTACTTGTTGTTGCATTTGGATATGTTTTAAATCGTAATGTTAAATCTACGGATCCTGTTAAACCTTTAAAGTTTGGTATACCTCTTCCAATATGTAAGAAAGGTTGTCCATCTGCAATATCAAAGTCTCCAGATTCAATAAAAGCATTAATTGGCAATGTTACATTATCATCACCTGTTTCATGTTGATATAACGTGGTAGCTCCTGCTGTTAATCCATTAATAACATTGTTAGTTGCAATTTCTGTTGTCGAATATTCTGTAGCATATGGCTTTTGATACACGCCATAATCTTGCCATGTTGTTCTAGCTAAACTACCTGTTGACCAACAATCTTCTAAATAATTATATGTAACAAATCGATCTATTTGTGTTGCATTATTAGATGTATAGAACCATGTTACTTCATTAAACTCTGAGTTAACAGCCGCAAAAGTTTCTGGTTGATTTGTAATACTAAAATCTTCAAAGACATAATCTTGTACACTACAAGGCATTTTTGCAATAGCACCATCAAATCTATAAAAAGAATTCTGTGACATCCAAAAGGCTGTGCCATTAACATCTACTGCTGAGTGTAAAGATACAGCTCCACAGTTTGCTCCTATTTGCGTTAAGTTAAACGTAAAAGGTGCACCAACAAATTGTAAGGCATTTAAACTTGTGTCCGTCCAAACTAATACAGCGTTACGTGAACGCACAGCCGTTATAATTTTTGATCCGTCTTGTATTCTAAATGAACCTGCTGTGTTTGTAGCTGTAGGAATCCATGTGTTGTAATCTTCTTGTGAAGCAAATCGTAAAAATAAATCATCTTGTGTAGTGCTTGAACCAATTGTTGTTTCTGTACCAAATAAAAATACATGCCTATCAGGCATTGATACTAAGTTAAAACGTGAAACAGTAGGCGCAGCAGAAATAACGGCGGCAGGCGTTCCTGTGCCAACAGACGTATCCCATCTAAAAGTATTTCCATTATTAACTGTTGCTAATAAATCCTCACCAAAGTTATCAAAAGACCAGTTACGTCCTTCGATAGTAACGTTAGACGTAGAACGAGCCGTGCCCCATGCTTCTTTACCCCACTCATATGTACCCCAACCATAACCATATTGTGATACGGCTGTACCAACAGATATTTGATATGTCGCTGTCGCTGTCTCCGCTGATGCTCCTGTGCTTGTTGCATTCGCTGCCGCTGTAATTGTATATGTATTGGCTGAAGGCACAGTTAGTATTTCATACTCTGCATCCATCGTTGCTGCAGGAATACCATTCACCGCACCTGACGTAGAAGATATAGTAACAAAATCTCCGACCTCTGCTCCATGACTTGCATCAGTAACTGTAACTGTTGCTGATCCATTTGTTGTTGTAAAACCTGTAATTGAACCTGTGGCTCTTGTTGGTGTAATATCATACGCTACACCCTCTGTATAAATATATAATTTTCTATCGGTGCCGATGGCCG